CAAGAATTTTTGCATTGGTCCATAAGAAAGACCAACTTTAGTCTCATCTAAGATGCTACCATCACTTTTAGTGTGTCGAATTGAAATATTGTTAAATAAAGTTCCAAAACTAATAATAGTTTTTCTTATTATCTCGTGATAAAAATAGGTTCCTAACATTAATAATTACCAAATGGATTTGACTCTGTAAAATCTAGTATGCCGTCTGCTTCTGTTTCGATTTCTTCATTAACATCATATGGGTTGTCATAACTCTCATCATCATATTGCGAAACAACATATCTGGCGGAAGAAATTGATCCGACGATTACTTCACCTACACCAAACTTACCAGTATTTAGTGATACTCTAACATTGGTGACAGGAGGATTTCCTGGGAATGGAGATACCGTAGTTCTAAAGTCTCTAACTCTTGCTGTCGCTCCAGAAGTCTCTCCGGTAATAATTTCATTATAAATGAAGGTTCCAACACCAATCGTAGAGAATCCTGCAATAGAAACCGTTGGTGCTTCTGTATACCCAATACCCGGATTAAGAATTCTGACTGAATCGATTTCAGTATCTTTATTAATCCTAGCAATAGCTGTTGCAGTTACTCCAGTTCCAGGTCCGCTAATAGTTATCACAGGTGCAGATGCATATCCTACTCCCCCATCACTAATAGTAATGCCACTTACACTAAACTGTGTTCCACCAATTGAACAAGTGGCAGCGGCACCAGATCCACCGCCACCAGAAAATGTGATTGTTGGTGGAGTCAAATATCCACTACCAGCATTTATAATTTCCAATCTCAATACAGATTGTACATTTCCTATACTCGTTGTTATTGCAACCGCAGTTGCAGAATTTATTCCAACATCTGGTCTAGAGAATATTACAGTTGGTGCTGTTTGATATCCAGATCCATCATTATTCAAGAATATTTCACTAACTGCACCTGAGGAAATTCCTGCAGTTATTGTTGCCGTTCTTGCAGTTCCAACAACAGTCAGAGAAGTAATGTATCCTTCATCTTCTACAGTATTATCGACTTCTTCAATTGCAGTATCAATAAGTTCGTTTTCATACTCGTAAAGTTCACAACTTAGTTCGTAAGTATAACTTGATCCTAGTTGATAAAATGGTTTTTCGTGTTCAACTCTTTTAATTTCAAATAACCTCTCACCAAGAGGAAAATAAATTAAATCACCTTCCTTTGGTCTTGTAATTAAATCTGCAAAATCATATTCGGTAATTCTTCCTTCTCTAATACCCGAAGAAATACCTTCCAGAAACGGTGCAATAAATTCTTCATATCTTTCTCTGGATATTGTCAAACTTATTTCATTTTTTAATCTAAGACCAAACTTGGTCATAATATCACTATCAGGAGCATATCCATCATAATTATTGATATACGCCTCAATCGCAAAAACATCATCAAATTTTGATGATTGTATTTCTCTTATGATATTATCAGTTTTAAAAATTTTTCTGGGCAAATAATAAACTTCTATTCCATATATTTTTAGTTGCTCATTGATTAAATCTTGAACAAGAAATTGTTCATTTGTCGATCCTTGCAGAAAAAATGGATTTAATGTCATTTTTATTATCCAATCATATCCATAGGTGGCAGTTCATAATCGGATGACATTCTTTGCTTTATCTCATCCAATTCTCTTTGTCCGTCTTCATATATAGCTCTGCCATTTAGTTCGACACCACCTGGAAGTTTTACTCCCTGAAACTTAATCAGATTCATACCCCATTGTTTTTTTATTGCCGCAGTTAAGTATTTTTTGACAAAACTATCATTATATACTTTTGAGAAGTTTGCGGGATCCATTGCCCTGTAGCATTCTATAACGAGAAAAGTATTTGCCTCTTGTGCTCCCCAGTCAATATCAAGATACAGTCTATTTTGCCTTTGATTGAATCTAATCTGCTTGTCTGTTGTCAATAGCATATCAATATCTTCCAAATAAGATTTGGTCATTGAATATGTTAATAAATCTACAGAGTTAAAGAAATATAAATCATTCAAAAATAGTTGATATTTAATACTGAACATTCCACCAGAAATGGAACTAGTATCAAACTTAAATATTTTCTCAATACCAATTACGGAATCTGGAACTTGAATAAAGTTTGAAGTCTCATAAAAATTGGAAGTAACCGTTCCAAATCCAGCAATATTGGTTGAGGTTCCTGTTGTAGTAACAATGCCAACACCGGTCGTTGTAACTCCAACAGAACCCGATCCAGATCCTCTACCACGATTAATATCATCTTGAGTAATCTTATATTTAAGATAAGTTTTTTCTACACCATCAAAATGTCTCTCATTAAAGTATTGAATGGTATCATCAAGCAAATCATCAATTTGCTCATCTGCAACGTTTATTTCTAAAACTGGTGCACCAAGTTGTCTTAAACAATAGTCTTTTAGTTCTTGTCTAGTAGTTGGTTTTGCCATCAGTAAATACCTCCATCAATAAGTCCGGCAGTAAGTGTTCCTGCAACAAATACATCACTCGAAAATGTTGCAATACCAACAAATGTTGATAATCCGGCAACATTTAAATTTTGAGAAAGTAGTAAATCACCAGTAGATGTTAATGTGGATGCAGCACCCGGATATCCTGCTTCAAGACCACTTCTGGCAGTGATCAATCCAATAGCATCAACGTTTGTTACATCTTCGTATGTTAATGTTCCTGCAATAGAAACATTTCCAGAGAAGGAGGCATTGCCTACAAATGTCGAGATGCCTTGAACGTGCAAACTGGAATTTGCATCTATTGCTCCACCAAATGTTGATAATCCAGAAACATTTAATTGATCAGTATCTATTGTTCCTGTTATTTCAATACCATAATCTGTAGTTTGGAACTTTCTAGAATCATTGAAGAAAAGTTCGACTCCCCCATCTTTGGTGAGTCTTGCCATAACCTCATCAGTATCTGACAGAAGTTCAATAATATTATTAGATTTTAACCTAAGATTACCTTCTCCATCATCAAAGATGTAACTATGAGCTCCATCATGGAAAATCTGTAGATCTCCCTGTGCAGAGTTGCCAAGTCTTAACGCATTTCCGTTACCAAGAACAATATCTGCATTTACATCCAAATTAGATCCAAATGTAGATACACCGGATACATTTAAATCATCAAGTTCAGTGTGTCCATCAATATCAATAGAAGCATTAATATCTACGTTTGATGCAAATGTTGCTAATCCGACAACATTTAAAGTTTCTGCAATATTGGTATTATCTAATTCTGTTCTTCCATCAACATCTAAAGTACCATTAACATCTAGTGTAGTGCCTATGGTGGCAATACCTGTTATATTGGCATTACGAGCATTAAACTCATCAAACGTTAAATCATCGGCGACATATAAGTCACCACCAACATAAAGATCACCACCGGTTGTTGTAATACCACCAGCAGATGCTAAAGTAGTAACACCAACAGACTTAAATGTAGAATTTACTGTTGTTTGATTTAGAATATCAACTGCGGCATTAATATCTAAATTAGAAGCAAATGTTGCAATACCTGCAACAGAAATTCCACCACCAATATTTACTTGCTTTGCGACTCCAATCCCACCTCTAACGACTAAAGCACCATTTGCTGGTGCCGTAGAGTTGGTCGTATTTGAAAAGGTTACAATACCTGCAATATTCAAGGATGACGAATCAATCGTATCCGTCATATAGAAAGATTCTGTGGCAAGATCCCACACAAGGATCATACCATCTCTAGTTTTTAAAGTAGAATCTACGTCAGTTAGGTTAACTAATCGTGTCGGTGGTGCAGAAGCATTAGATAATACACGGATTACATTCTGAGAACCAATCCTGTCGTTAATATTAGGCATTACCTGGTGACTCCCCCTCGTACTAGTGCTGCACCTTCTACAGCTTTGTATTCTCTACCAGCATTTGTAATTTTTACATCAAAGACATATCTACCAGGTTTTAAACTAACAGTTTGTGAACCGGTCAATGAAATGGAGATAATGCCTAATTCGGGGCTAGTTATTGTCGAGCCAAAAGATACTGATGTGGATGATCCATAATGTTTTCTCAACTGAGCTGATGTTGAAGCATCAGTTAATACTAATGGAGAATTAGTCCTAGTATCCTCTAACTGAAATGACGTATCAAAGTCATATCCCTGTTCGATCACAATATTGGATACATAAACAGCCATTATTTTATGATGCTAATATACCTCTAGCTATTTATATTAATTGTAGAGGCTAGTTATTTTTGAAGCAATTCTCTAAGAAGAGTTTTTATTTCATCAATATCTTTTCTCATATCATCCAATTCCTTTTTACGCAAATCTTTTTGTACTAAAGAATTAACATATTGGTTATAACCGGCAGTATCGCAGTTTACGATAGCACCGGTATTTTCATCTCGATAAAGATTTGAGTGTCCTTCTACTTTTATCATCTGAGTGCTATAACTCTAAGATCTGCAAAACGAGGTGCTTGTGCTTGATTAGAACTTGACATTACAATCTTAATTCCATAACCAGTGAAGAGATCTAGATTATCAACAGTAAACTCATACTCTAAGAATTCTCCATCTAGACTCGCTCTCACTTTTCTATCAGGCAATCCACTATTTCTGGATGGATCAACAACTAACAGTCCTTCGGTTGTTTGTTTCAGATTATTATATCCTGGGAACAACTCATAGGATTGTTCGATTTCACTAGAGTCTGCCTTTATAGTTGTATAAAGAACTCTGAAATCGGCATCTCCAGGTCTTTCTGCGGCAATGATAACTTTAAGTCCAGATGCAGGGTTTTGGAGATTAGTTATGTTTGAATAATATACCGATGCGTGTGGATCATCAAGAACGGAATTCACTCTATTATCACCAGGATAATTTGTGATTGGTTTGTTGATTCGATTCAAATTAAATACCGATCTTGCCGATTCTAAATCCAGTATTGGAGAAAGTGCATTATTTGGATCACTGGAGTTAAAAGTAATTGCAGTCGTAAATGATTTTCTTCTCGGTAAAGCAGTTAGATATTGATCTTGATTTACCTCAGATGCAACCATTCGAACAGAGTTTAAAGCATTGAGAGAATTGAGTTGAACATCTTCATATCCATTATCATTGAAAGAAACTTCTGTGCCATCAACACTTGTTGAACTTACAGTTCTAATTTTTCCAGTTACAGAAGTTGTTGATCCTGGTGTCAGAATATCGTATGAAGGAATTACAGAATCATACATCAAGTTTTCTGATGCAGTTACTTTATTTCCACCTACTAACTTTTCATCATTGAATGAAAGTTGCGGAGCATTTGCAGTTGCTCCATCGTTTATTCTACTATTTCCTTTAGTGCTTGATCTATCAATCTTAATATGATAACTATCAATGTCAATTGGTGCAACTATGGATGTAGTAATCCCATTGATTCTTCTCAGTGAAACTCCACCAAACTCATATTTTTCTACAACAGTATTTGAGAAGTGATTAACGGAGATAGTTCCATCGATAGCTCTGCCACTTGGAGAAATGCTCAGTGTTCCACTACCAACATTGTTATATCCAATAATCTCATTTCCAATCTTAACATATCCAACATATCCTGCACCAACTGGTCTTCCTTCAAAAGTCGTAAAGTTCTCAGTAGAAGCAACACTAATCGTTGATACTTCATCAAGTGTTACTTGA